GGATTTTACCATGAGCACTAAAGCATCCATCTCCGCTCACGCTCGCCGACTCGGCCTACACGCGAAAACCCTTTGGCGTGGCCTCCGCACTTGCGGCATTGCTGGCGAGAGATCCGGGCAAGCAATCCTGATCAGCAGATCCGAAGCGGCAAAAGCAGCGGCGGCGGTTAATTTGCGACCTGGACGGCCAAAGAAGTGAGTTTCGCCAACGATTTTACGGGGTAGAAATAATTCTGAAAAAATTGCCCAACTGGGCTTTTATTGTCGATACAAAGGATGTAAGATTCTCATGTCGGACAACGATAACAAACACCCCAGCAAACGAGAAACGAAAATGAAAGTTACCAATCAAGACTTCGCAGCGGCCAAGAAAGCAGTCAAGAAAGTTGGGACCGCAGACGTTAGCCTAGCGCACAAGACCGCCATGCAAGTTCTTGCCGATCGCTGCAAGTCAGCGAGTGCCGAACTGATTCAGGACATGGGATGGCAAGCCGTTCTTGCCGCCCGCTAACCTACTGACGAGCCGGTAACGGCGAAACGCCTTCGGGCGTCTAGGTTTACGACACACCCCAGACAGGAACACGACGATGAACAAAGTTTACGAAGTTACAAAGTCGAGCGGCGAAGTCGCAACTATCGAAGCACGCAGCGAATTTTTGGCGATTGCCAAAGCTCATAAGCAAATCGTCGGCGAACGTGCAATGTCGAGCGACGTAACTTGGCACGGTACACATGCAGAGTGCAAGAGGCACGGCTACCGCAAGCCGATAGTAGTTTGGGCATAATTTTAACGTCTAGGCTTACGACACACACAGGAACGAAACCATGTGCGCAACAACCAAAAAAATGATCGATTACCACGTGATGGAGTACATCTGGCACGACCGACGGAATAACGCACAGATGCGAGATCATCACATGCGGCTAGCGGTTGTCGTCTACCGCTATTGCACCCGCAAGCAGTTCGAGAAGCTTGTCGCCAAGGCTCAGCAGGTGACAGCATGAGCCACTGCCACTACTGCCGAGACGCGGCCATCACAACCGCAGGCGGTCGGGACGTTTGCGACGATTGCCGGGAAGCATACGAGCGACAGATTGCGAATGTGGTGCGATGCTTGCTAGACGAAGCGGCGGATGAGATTACGTGTGCGGTGCGGCTTTTACTGGACGAAGTGGAGGTAGTGAAATGATTGAGACAAGAACAGCGACTAACGACGACCTGCGGCGGTTGTGCGAGATCCACGAAAGCTTCGACCCGATCACGCCTATGGGCCTCAAAAAGTTAACCGCAGTCTCGGGTCGTCATTGCAAGGCGATTGACTTCGACGGCCATACGGTCGGGCTACTGATCGTGCAACTGTCGACACAGGACGCACGCATCATCCGGCTGGTGATCGATCCGGCATTTCGTCGGCGTGGCATCGGTCGGGCCGCGGTGGCGTGGTGTCGGCAGCGATTGCGGGCCGATCGGAAATTTCTTATCGCACACGTACCGGCACCAACAGCGGAACAAGTCGACTTTCTTTTCGCGGTTGGCTTTTTTTGCTGTGCCGTTCATGGCGGCAAACACAAATCATTTACCTACACGCTTGAGGCGACAGAGGTAGAAGCATGAGACACCAAGCCGACTTTCTGATTGTGGCCGGCTTTTGGCTGGCCGTGTTTTTCTTTGTGCTTTCGCGGTACGTTCCGCAGGCATTGGGGCAGTGAATTTTAGCAAAGGGTAAAACTATGCGATGGACAAAAAAACGACGGGAAGAGTTTAAGGATACGCTAGACCTTGTACTGGCGATGACCGATATGGCTGAGCTTCCAGAAAATGCAGCCCAGGTTCGAGAGGTGTTTGGAAAGCGGAACGGAAAATACGACAAACAAGTTAGCGTTCGACAATTTACAGAAGCGGAAATTGTTTCTTGTGAGCATGAAAGCCTTTCTTATCTGTCTGACGAATACGAAGATGGAAAAATTATCTTTGGCTGCGATGCTCGAACCGACCTGCCAACTAAATACAGCACTTCAATTTGCCAAGTAAAAAAAGGAATTGCTAACTTTTACCAACTTAAAAGCATTCCAATTTCTGTGCTTCGCGGTAAAAAACTTTTGAGCCCCTGGTTTGCAAAATACAGCATTTTTTCAATGGACCTCGAAACAGGAATCGGTGCCGGATCTGAGGATATTGTTTTTTGGTCACATGGAGTTTGGCGTAGGCAAAACGAAACTTACAAAAAGAAAGTTAGACACATCGGGGCCGTTCCAGGCGAAGTTACGCTTTGCATTAGTGACGACAGTCCAGAGCTGACAAACGATTGCTGTAAACTGCTTGCTGGCATGACGTTTTCAAGAGACTTTCATTGGCGAGTTGTTATTAAGACGCCCGAAGGCAATTCTTTTTCGCTTATGACCGACAGCAAAGGAGCATCGGCCGCATTTGCTGATCGCAGCGGCGACACTCCAAGCGGAAGGCGGCCGGCGTTGCGAAATTGGGTGTCAGAGCATACTAGAAAAAACCGCAAGACTTCCGACGACGGCAACGAGTTTTTGCAAATGGTCGCGGTCAGAAAACACCTAAGAGGCCGCATTCCGTTTAAGTGGTGCGGGCTTGATTGCGAACTTGTTGTTTCACCGTTTGACATGAGGCAAAACGAAAAGCTTGCAGAGCAGCGAGCCTTGGTATCAGCGTCCTAACAATTCAACCACCGTCGCGGCTCGTTGTCGCGGCGTCCCGGCGGGACCATCCGCCCGCCGGGTTTTTCTTATACGAGGTAAATGATGAGGCAATTTGATTCAATTGAGCTATGGCAGGACGCTATTTGGGGCTGGGCGACGGACCGCAACCTAATCGACGGATCGACAATCGAAGGGCAACTAGGAAAGCTTGCCGAAGAGATGCAAGAGCTTCGCGACGCGATCGCAAAACACGACAGCGAGGAAACTCAAGACGCGATCGGCGATATGGTCGTCGTGCTGACGGTCATTTGCGAAAAGCTTGATCTTAGCTTGCGGCATTGCATGTCTGCGGCTTATGACGAAATCAAAGACCGCAAGGGCCGAATGGTCGATGGGCAGTTTGTCAAAGAGGTGACAGGATGAAGTTTTTAAGAGCGACAAGCGGCAACGTGTTTTTTGGATTGACCGAAGAGGAATCCGAAATTGAGCCGGTCATTGAGCTTGTAATTACCGTTAGCGAAAAGCGACTACAGTCTGTTGGCGGTAGCGTTGTGCAGGCCGCGGCTTATAAAGATTACCGAATCGGATTGTCGCTTAGTTCGGCACGATCGCTAATCGAATCGGTTCAGGATTTTGTTAAAGAAGCCGAACGGCAGTTCAAAAAAGTAGAGGTGAAATGTGACTGACGAACAATTGCGGCAAATTATTTCCGAGCTAACCGCGTCAAACATTTCGCACATTCAAGCGACGTTGTTACGGCAAGTTATCGACCTTGTGTCATACTCGCCGCAACCGCAGCCGCAGCCGCCAGCGGTAGCGGAAAAAAAGCAAGTAGTTAAAACCAGCGGCGTGCCGTGGCTTAATGCAGAGCTTCAAATTTTGTTGGATCGCTTTGAAGAATGGTATTCGGCGACGCCAAAGAAACGAAAGGCAATTTGCATCGAGCTTGGCAAGTACTTTTTGCGAAGCCCTGGAGCGATCAAGAGTCAATTTGGAAAGATAAGGACGCAGGTGAAGCATGACTGACGAACAATTGCAAATTGTGATCAGCTTTAAAGTTAAGCAAGCGACGGAACCGCTTGAGCGGCGATGGGAAACGCTTCGGAAGATTGTTACGGACTGGAAGTCGCAGGCAGACAGTCCCAACGGAAAAATTGCTTACGGTTGCGTTTTAGGCGCGATAGACGAACTTGAAAAAACAACCGAGCCGCGGCGAAAGCTGCCAACAGATCCAAGGAAGGCGAAAAAATGAAACCGCTACGTTATCGAGTTGCAAGCCGACTAGACAGCAACAGCGTCATTTATTCCGACGAATACACGACCGCTGCACAAGCGGACCGCGAGGCCGATTATATCGCGGGCCAAACGTGGACAGAAGTCTTTGACGACGTACGTCAGGAATGGAAGGTTTTGAATTACCAGTTGGCACAATTTCAAGACAGTGGCCGAGACGTGCTAATCGATATTGATGGATCGGGCCGCTGGGAGTTGTTTAGCACTTGTGCAAATTCGCACGACGCGAGAAACATGGCAAAGCACTACCAGGAACATCGATAGGCCGAATAGCGTCGCGGGTGCGAGTCCCGCACGGCCTTTGCCGCCAATGCAGCGGCGTTTACATCACTCTTTACAAAGGTTAGAAGATGCCCCTAGTTGTACCAAAAAACGAATCGTCGAATTACGAGCGATGCCCGGAGGGCAATCACGTCGCGGTATGTTGTGCCGTGATTGACCTCGGAACGCAGGCTGAAAGCTACGAAGGAAAGCCGGAGGTTTTTCGTCGAAAGATTCGCATTGTGTGGGAGATCGCAGAGGAAAAGCAAAGCGACGGAAAGCCGTTTAAGATGGGAAAGACCTACAATCTTTCGACGAACGAAAAGGCGACTTTTCGCCGCGACCTCGAAAGCTGGCGAGGCCAGAAGTTTACCGATGAAGAGCTTGGAACCTGGGAGGTGCGCCGGATCTTGTCGGTCGGTTGCATGCTCAACGTGATCCATGCCGAATCGCCGAACGGTAAGACATATGCCAATGTCCAAAACATCGCAAGGCTTCCGAAAGGAATGAAAGCACCAGCGACAAGCGAACCGCATTTGTTTTTTAGTTTGTCGCCTGACGAATTTGATCCGATGGTTTTTGATGCGTTGCCCGAACGCATGAAAGAAGAAATTAAGCAATCCCCAGAGTTTCGCGAACTAGCATCGGCCGTCGATGCTAACGGCAACCCGATCAACATGATTGCGGACACACCATTCTGATGCGACCTAAGCAACCACAAGACAAACCGGCGGCGGTGATCGTCAAGCCGATGAAGCCGCCGCCGGGATTCCGATTTTTTACGATCGGGCCGGAGCAAATGGACACGATACCGCTTTGCAATTGCGGATCGTACATGACTACCGAAACGCTCGAAGGTGAATGGCTTTGCCGCTGGTGCGAACCAGAGCGAGCACGGGAACGCGGCGAACGAACGATCGGGCTACTAAAAGCACGGGCGAAGATTTTACAACAACACGGACAAACGAAAAGGGAAATCAAATGACACAGCGAAAGCTAAGCGATAACGACAGAAAGGATATTGAGCGTGCAGCAAATGCATTGTTGAAAATGTGCGACTGGAGCCTGTTCCCAGAAGGCAGAGAGTATTGGAACAAGATCTACGAGAGCCTTAGCGAACGGGCCCACCACGGCACCACCGACGGTAAGCCGTGGATCGAGCCGGAGCTAACCGACGAAGACGCGAAGCAACGGCCTTGGGTGATGTGCCGGGATGCCCACGACCAAAGGTGGCAAGGTCTTTATGTGTTGGTTTGCAAAACAAATGAAAAATGTGGATTTGCTGCCGCATTGCCAGATTTTAGCGAACTCACCCTTTGGAACTTTTGCCGCCTAGCCACCCCCGAAGAAATCGAGGCCGCCAATGCCGTCCGATGAAGACATCACCGAGCACTTCGCCGAGCGTGCGGCCATTGGCGAGCACGACGGCGGATTGTCGCGGCGGGTCGCGGAGTACAACGCAGCACGGGCGACGCGGGAAGCCTATGGAAGGCTGACCGATGAGATCGAGAGGCAGATGCGGGAGACGAGGGGCATTGTCAACGGTTGACAGTGCGGTAAGATTTGACAAGCCGTAGCGGGCTTACAACAACACAACCACCGGCGGTGCCTTCGTGCTCATTCGAGCTGGCCCGCTACGCCGCGCCGCCGGTGGCTTTTTGGTGTTATCTATGGATTACGAAGAATTCATTCGATCGAAGGTGCGATCGGCAAGGCCGCTAGGCTTTGAGGTTGCGGTTAGCGAGCTTCCAAAAGCTCTCAAGGGCTGGCAGGCTAAATGCGTCCAATGGTCGCTACAGCGTGGCAGGGCGGCTTTGTTTGAGGATACCGGACTAGGAAAGACGATACAGCAACTAGCGTGGGCGGATGCGGTTTGCAAACGATCGAAGCGGCCGGTTGTAATTCATACGCCAGTTGGCATTCGAGCCCAAACAAAACGAGAGGCCGAAAAGTTTGGCATCGAAACGACCGTTGCGGTGGTCGATGAGCAAAGCGAAATTGTCGAGGGCATTAACCTCATCAATTACGAAAAGCTTCACAAGTTTGACGCTTCGATTTGGTCAGGTGTTGTGCTTGACGAATCGCAGATCCTCAAAAACTTTACTGGGAAGATCAAGCAGGAGCTAATCGACTCATATCGCGAAACGCCATACCGCTTGGCATGTACAGCGACACCGGCACCCAATGACCACAAAGAGCTAGGCAACCACGCCGATTTTCTTGGGGTCATGCCGTCGAACGAAATGCTTTCGCGTTGGTTCATTAACGACACGATGAAGGCAGGCGGCTACCGCTTGAAGAAACACGCTCAAAAGGACTTTTGGCGATGGGTCACATCGTGGGCGGTTTGTCTTTCGCGTCCGTCCGATCTTGGGGGTAGCGACGACGGCTACATCTTGCCACCGCTCACCGTTGAGCGACATATTGTGAGCGTTGCATATGATGGCGTCGCCGATGGCTTTCTATTCGACGTCGAAGGAATTTCGGCGACGAACATCCACGAAGAAAAGCGGCGGACCAACACCGAGCGAGCTAAGCGAGTTGCGGAGATTGTGCGTGAGTCAGAGCGGCCGGCAATCGTTTGGTGTTACACCGACTACGAATCTTCGGAGTTGATGAAGCATGTCGACGGAGCCGTTGAGGTTCGCGGGTCGATGCCGGAAAAGAAAAAGCAGGATCTACTCTTAGGCTTTGCCGAAGGGCAGTTTCCGGTGCTGGTGACTAAGCCGTCTATCGCTGGCGTCGGGCTCAACTTTCAAATTTGCAATACGCAAGTCTTTGCGTCGCTCTCGTTTTCGTTTGAAGAGTATTACCAAGCGGTAAGGCGGTCGTGGCGATTTGGGCAGACGCGGCCGGTGAAGGTTCATATCATCGGCAGCGACGCGGATGCGAACATCGAAAAGAGCATTGCCCGAAAGGGTGCCGATCATGGTTTGATGCAAGCGTCGATGGCGGAAGTTGTGAGGCAATTCGGACTTGGCAATCAAGTCGAGTTGATGCGAGTCGGTTTATCAGCGTCGGCGGTTCCGACGATTCCTAGTTTTCTTAAATCAAAGGCAGGTGTTTGAAATGGGTTGCATGAACGAACAACACGGAGCGGACTGGACGTTTTACAACGGCGATTGCGTTGATCTTATGCGAGACCTTCCCGATAACTCGATCGACTTTTGCATTCACTCGCCGCCGTTTTCTTCACTGTACATCTACAGCGATTCGGAAAACGACATGGGCAACGCTGCAAACGATGAAGAGTTCTTCCGGCACTACGCTTTCGCAATCAAAGAACTTTATCGGCTGACGGTTCCGGGCCGCCTTTGTGCGGTCCATTGCAAGGACTTACCGAGATATGCGAACGTCTACGGCACGACGGGGCTTATCGACTTTCCTGGGGCTTGCATTCAGGAATTCGAGGCCGCTGGATGGGTCTTTCATTCGCGGGTAACGATATGGAAATGCCCTGTCACAGAGCGGGAGCGGACCAACAACAACGGGCTCTTGCACAAGACTGTTAGGCGTGATACGTCGCAGGTGCGGCAAGGTATGGCGGATTACCTGATCGTCTTCCGCAAGCCACCAAGCGAAGGAAGCGGCTTGATGAGCGACAAGCCTATCGTCAGGCCAAAAGGATTCGCGCGATACATCGGTGAGGCTGGAAGCTCAAACGATAGTCACCCGTCGCCGTTTTCACGCAAAAAAAACGCGGCCGATCCGTCGATCGATATTTGGCGGCGATACGCTGAACCGGTTTGGTGGGACATCAATCAAACGGACGTGTTAAACTTCAAACTGGCGACAACGGAAAACGATGAGAAGCACATTTGCCCGCTACAGCTTGGGTTGATAGAGCGTGCCGTTGACCTTTGGACGCTTCCGGGCGACGTCGTGTTTTCGCCTTTCGGTGGAGTTGGCAGCGAAGGTGTCGGGTCGCTTAGGTGCGGCCGCAAGTTTGTTGGAGTCGAATTGAAAGAATCGTATTGGCAGCATGGTTGCAATTTTCTGCGATCGCAAGAAGAGAAGAAAAACGTCCCGATGCTGCCGTTCGATGACGCGATCGAAGCCGACGACGTTTTTTAGTTGTCAACAGGTTGACAAATTGCTATAGTGTACGAAATAGGCTTGACCGGCCTACGAACCAAGCCGCTGCCCGGATTCATTCGCGTTCTGCGATTGCCGGTCAAGCATCCGGGCAGCGGTGTTTTTTTGGTGAAGTAATGACCGATCCTCCACAGATCGACTACCCAAAGCGAGATAAGTTTTTCGCGCACAAGGCCTTCCGCAAGATGCACAAATCAAGTGCGGCGGCGGACATGGGGCGGGACGCTTTTTGCTTGGTCGCCGTTGTGCTGCACACCGAAGACGCGGCACGATACCGAGGGCCTGTTCGGTTTTTTAATTCGCAACTCATGGAGACACTAGGCTTCGCCAAATGGGAGACGTTTGACAAAGCAAGGAAGCGGGCTATCGACTCCCAAT